GGCAGGTCCTATGTCGATGCTTGCAAGCGCATTCTCGCAGAAGTGAGTGAAGCGGAGCGCGCTGCCTCCGGGGAATATGTCGCGCCAACCGGCGAGCTCACCGTGACGGCCCCGGTCGGGATCGGGCGAATTTATCTCATCCCCATTCTGGCGGACTTCTTCAAAGCCTATCCGGAGATTGACGCTAGCCTGATCATCACCAATCGAGTGCTGAATCTCCAGCAGGAGCAGATCGATGTCGGGGTGCGTCTCGGTGCACTGCCGGACAGCAGCATCATAGCGATACGGGTCGGCATTGTTCGCCGTGCGGTTTGCGCCAGTCCCGCCTATTTGGCGGCTCGTGGAACGCCGCGTACGCCGGACGACCTGGCGGGACATGACTGCGTCACCTTTGCGGGTTCTGTGACACCCGATGTTTGGACATTCGTCAGAGACGAGACGAACGTCGCGGTTTCGGTGCATGGCCGACTCGTCGTCGACACCGTCGAGGCAGCCGTTGACGCGGCGTGTGCCGGCATCGGAATTGCTTCGGGATTTTCGTACTACGCCAAGACCGCTCTGGAGCGCGGAGCGCTGACGACCCTCTTGGATGAATTCCAGCCGGCGCCGCTACCGGTTCATCTCGTCTACACAGCCAACCGGTTTCTGCCGATCAAGGTGCGCGCTTTTCTTGATTTTGCAGCGCCCCGGCTAAGGCAAGTCTTCGCGGAGTAGGCGCACTCAAGCTCCAATTGCCCGTCGTCGAAGTTCCATCCGCCTGCCGCCTAACTGGGATATGTCCGGTTGTGGCGCAAGGCTCCCGTAGCGCCTACGCCCGCTTTCTGGCGCAGACCGCCTGTTCATGGGACCGGCCGCGTAGGGGCGCTCAGGGTCGAAACCGGTCCAACCGATTGAGTTCTGACCCTGGAGAAGCGCTACACCCCGCCGAGCTTGCTCAGCACGTCGGCGAATCTTCCGGCGCTTCGATGAAGAAGCCGTAAGGCCGTGGCAAGGTTGTGGTAAGCTCCATTCCACTGGCGTTCATCGCGAACTCGACAACGAGTTTCGCCATGACGCCCGAACGTTTAGCCTTCCTCATCAATCACTGTTTTCGCCGCCGGCGCCGAGACTCGCTGACTGCCTATCAACGGGACATCGCCCGCTTTCTCGGGATCACGCCGCACACGCTGCGGCGCTACTTGACCGGCAAGCAGCCGATCCCGCGACAGGTCGAAGTGATTCTCGAAATCTTCCATCACTACCCGGCGATCACCGCCGACGTGGTCGATTTTCTGATCAACCACCCCGACGCCAACAATCAGTAACTTAGTGCGCTAAAGCGAACATTTTGTCCGCTCGGGCCCCACCGATTTGTCGGTCTTGTTTCACGCGTGACTGAATTAATTTCGCCACGCGATGAGCGAATTTGGTTTCGCCAAATGACGAAGCAACAATCGTCGAAACGACAATCGTCGCCCGACGGCTTGCTCACGTTCGAGGCGGCGCTGCGCGCGCACGGGCACGAGCCCCTCTTGCGCTGGGTGACAGAGGGGCCGCGCACCACCGATTTCGAGTTGCACGCCGGATATTGTGTCGGCCCGGACTTCGTCTATGTCCAGGCGCTTCGCGGGAACGGCTGGCGCGCCTTTGTCGCCGCGCCGGAAAGCGACGTTCAAGAGCTGATCGCAAGCCTCGAACGAGCCCGTCGCCCGCGCCTCGGTGGCCGCCGCCGCGATTTGTGAGTAAGTTCGCCGCTTTAAGGGGCGGGCCTGAAAGGGGCCTTAGCCGATGGGTTTCATGCTGCCGTTCTTGCGCAAGCGCGAGGGGACGCGCCGGCGCAGCCAATCGGCGTTTCTGCGCTCTCTGCAATCGCCGTTCCTGTTCGCCTGGAACCCGGCGCTGCGCGAGCCGCTCGACGAATACCGCGCCGCTTGGATCGAGGTCACCGCCCGCACCATCGACGCCTTGCACAATTCGGGCTGGCTCGCCGGCGGGGTCGAACAGGCGACGGCGGCGATGGCCGGCCCGTTCATGGCGCTCAACGCCCGACCCGATCCGGCGGTGTTCGGCGGCGACGAGGCCTCCGCCGCCCGATGGGCGCGCCAAGTCGAGCGGCGCTTCGAGGTCTGGGCCCGCAGCCCTTACGCTTGCGATCTCGCCATGCGGCAGAACCTGGGGCAGATGTGCGCCCAAGCAGTCAAATGGTGGTTTGGCCTCGGCGAGATCACTGGCCTAGTCCGGTACAAGATGCGGCCGGGCAACAGTCACGGCACCAAAATTCAGGCCATTCCGCCGCAGCGCATTCCTCAATCGGCCAAAAAGCAGCCGTCGGTGCAAGGCGTGATTCTCGACGCTGACGGCGCGCCGATCGCCTATTGCATCGACAATTTCGACCCCAACAATCCGGGGGTGGTCCAAGAAAAGGAAGTCAAGGCCCGCGACCGCTACGGGCGCCTTGCGGTCATCCATGTTCACGATTCGCCGCCGACCGTGGTGCGCGGCATCTCGCCGCTCGCCCCGGCGATCCAGATCGTGCGCCAGTATGACCAGCTCGCCAACGCCACCCTGACCGCGGCGCTCATTCAGGCGATCTTCGCCGCGACGATCGAATCGGACGCGCCGACCGAGCAATTGCTGATGGCGCTGCAGGACGAAGAGGAGCAAACGACGCCGACCAACGGCGGCCAGGGCGGAGACTCCGGCGATTTCAGCAAGTTCATGGCGGCGCGGGCGCAGTGGTACAATCACACCAAGTTTGATCTCGGCAAGTTCGGCAAAATCCTCCACATTTTCCCCGGCGAAAAACTCAACTTTCTGCGGTCGGAGCATCCGAACGAGAATTACAAGCCGTTCAGCAAGTCGCTGTTGCAGGAAGTGGCCCGCTGTCTCGGCATCACCTACGAGCAATTGACCGGCGATCGCGAGGGCGCGACCTATTCGAGCGAACGGATGGGGAGCGCGGAAGTCTGGCTCATCAACCAGTATCGCCGCCAGCATATCGCCGGCCGGTTCATGCAGATCGCTTATGAGAGTTGGCTCGAGGAGGACATCGAGCTCGGCGAGACCGTGGTCCCGGGCGGCATCGAGGCGTTCTATGCCCGGCGCGACGCCGTCTGCCGAGCTGACTGGCGCGGCCCGCCGAAGCCGACCGCCGACGATTTCAAGACCGCCCGGGCGAACGATCTCAAGCTCAGAAACAAAATCATCACTCGCGAGATGTGGTGCGCGGACGAGGGCGCCGACTGGCAAGACATCGACGATCAATTGAAGCGCGAGAAGGACAACGCCGACTTGCTCGGCATTGACACGACGCCGGCGCCCGCGCCCGCCGGCGGGGCGGACGACGGCTCGGGCGACGGCTATGCGCCGGACGGAGAATAGGCGATGGCGGCGATCGACTGGTCGGACCCGTGCGCAAGAGCCAAGGCCCTTTGGGACGCCTACAATCGCCTCATCTCCGGCCAGCAGGAAGCCGACGTCAGCTATTCCGGCAACGGCGTCAATCGCCGGGTGAGCTATTCGACCGCCAACCTCGACCGGCTCCTGAACGAATATCGCGCGGCCGAGAACGAGTGCGCGGCCCTTTCCGGCCGGCCGGTGCGCTGGCGCCGGTTCGCCATCACCGGCGGATCACGACGAATCGGGTGATGCATGACCGATCCCGAGATCACTCTGCCGCTTCGCGATCGGGTCGACGCCGCGGGCGAGCCGGTGCACGAATTTATCGTCGCTGGCCATAACGATGATTTCGCCCTCGAGGTCGACGGCCTGACCTTGGTTGGCCGCGTCGATCCGGAGCGCGGGCCGGCGCAGGCGATCGCGGTCGAAGCGCCGCTAGAACTGGTCGACGGCGCGCTCAAAGTCACCGGCGACATCGCCGTCCCGCCCGACGTGCAAGACCTGCTCGACCGCATCCTTGCAGCGATCGAGGGCGAGCCGACTGACGGCGCGACCTATGGCCGCAAGGACCGCGATTGGCAGGAAGTTTTGCCGGTCATCGATGGCGTTGTCGGCATTCACGGAGACAACGCGCTCCAACTTGAAGGCGTGAACGCCCGCCTGATCATGCAAGCGGGGGGACAACCGCAATTGAGCTTCGGGCAAGCGAGCGCGAATCAGTTCGGCTTGTGGACTCTCGGCGGGGCGCGGCGATTTCTTCAACAGGCGCACGGCGGGTTCACCATCGACCTCAACGGGACGAGCCCTCAAGGCTATGACATCTCGGGTTCTCATTTCGACGGGGTGACTCACTTCGTCAATGCGTTGAGCGCCAATCCGACCTGGGCCGATATACGAATCCAAATTCTCCACCTTCCCGCCCAATGGGCCGGATTACGGGTCAATGTCGCTGGCCAAGCGTGGTTCGATTTTCGCAACGATGGCCGCACCGTGAAATCGCATCCCGGCGGCTGGGAACAAGAATCCGACGCCCGAATCAAGGACATCAGAGGCGCCTATGAGGACGGCCTTGAGGCGATCAAGAAATTGCAGCCCGTCCGATACGCTCACAAAGGCCGGGAGAAGCAATTCCCAAATGACCGAATGGAATTCGTGGGCCTGACCGCGCAGAACGCGGAGGATGCGGGACTGTCGGAATTCGTGACCAAGGGCCCCGGCGAGATCGAAGGGGAACAGGTCGACGACCTTCGCACCTTCGATCCGACTTCGCTGATCTACACCCTGATCAACGCCGTCAAGGAGCTCTCGGCCCGCGTCGAACAATTGGAGGCGCGGACATGACCGCGCCGACGCTTGAGCCGAAGGCGGGCTTTGACTGGAGCAAGGTGACCTGGGGACGGCCCGATTCGCCGCCGACCGTGCTGTGCTCCTATTGCTCGGCCTCGATCCCCGACGACGACGTTCCGCTCATCCTATCGACCAAGCAGGGCTACGCGGCGCGGTTCTGCGAACGATGCCGCAAGACATGGTGGGGGTTCGAGGAGTTCGACGATTCGGAGTTCGACGCATGAATGCGCTGCGCTACGCCCACATTCTGACTCGGTTGATCGACGCGCCGCTCTGGGCCCATCCGGTCAAGGCGGCGATCGTCTACAACCTGATCGGCGGCCGACTCGGCTATCCGCCGCTCGCGGTTCCCGACGATCCGACGGCGGAGCGGATCGCGGCGATGCGCCGGCGGCCGGAGGCCTCCCGGTTCGTCGGCGAATGGCCGGTCAGCGAAGAGGAAGGCTCGCGCCGGGTCGAACCGTTCCGCCTCACGCGCCAGGGCGTGGGGGTGATTACCATCTCCGGCCTGCTCATCAATCGCGGCGCCTTCGTCGGCTCCTATTCCGGCGAGACTTCGTATGAAGGCGTGAAGCACCAGCTCGCCCGGGTCGCCGCGGATTCGCGGGTGAAAAGCCTGATCCTCGATCTCGACACCCCGGGCGGTGAGGCCAACGGGGCGTTCGAGGCGGCGCAAGCGGTGCGCGAGGCGGCGGCGCGCAAGCCGGTGATCGCGATCGCCAACGGCATGGCGGCCTCGGCCGGCTATGCGCTGGCCTCCGGCGCGACCCGAATCATCGCCGCGCCGTCGGCGATCAGCGGCTCCATCGGCGTATCGATGCTGCATCTCGACTTCTCGCGCCAGCTCGATCACGAGGGGGTGACCCCGACCCTGATCTTCGAAGGGGCGCGCAAAATGGACGGCAACCCGCTGAGCCCACTGACCGCCGACGCGGAGGCGACGTTGCGCGACGAAGTGCATCGGTATTATGAATTATTTGTAGAGACGGTGGCGACCGGACGCGGGCGCCGCACTCCCGCCAGGGCGGCGCGCGACACCGAGGGCCGGGTCTATGTCGGGCGCGAGGCGATCGACGCGCGCCTCATTGACGACGTTGGCACTTTCGAGGAAGTGCTGAGCGACCTGACCCGCCGCGCCGGCCGTCAAACGGACGAACGTCAAGCGGCGCCGGCCGCCGCCGGGGCCAAGGCAACAAGGATGAGGCCCATGCAAGAATTTGAACCTCTCGACAGCGCCGAAACGGCCACTCTCGAAGCCAGCCCGCCGATGGTCGGCATGCGGCAGACCGAGTTTGACGCCAGGCTTACGCACGCGACAGCTCAGGGTGAGGCCGCCCAGGTGGCGCGCTTCAAGGCGATCGGCGCCGACCCGCGGGTCAAGGGCAAGGAGGCCTTCGCCCTGCGGCTTGCGTGCGAGGCCCCGCAGATGCCGGCGGAGGCGGTCGGCGCGATGTGCGAACTGACGCCGGCCAGCTCGGCTCGGCTGTCGCTGGCCGAACGGTCGGCGGAGACCGGGGCGGAGGCGGTGTCATCGGCGCCGGGGCCGCGGCCCGATCCCGCTGCGGCCGGATGGGACGTCGCGGTCACCCGCGCCAACGCCCGCACCCAGGCCGACGTCCGGCGGGCGCGGGCCTGAGCCAAGCCAACGGAGGCGAGCAAAATGAGCGCAGTTGTCGAGGTCCCTGCCTATGGCCCGACCGCCAATTTCATTGTCAGCGAGGCGAACGGCTACCGCTCGCGTGAGCAAATCGTCGTCGCCCAGGGCGGCCTCTATCCCGACGGGACGGTCCTGCAAGCGCAGGCCGGCGACGAAATCAAGTATGCGCCGTTCGCCGGCGGCGGCGAGGAGGACGGCGTCGCGCTCGCTGTGCTGTTTCAGACGGTGGACGCCCGCGAGGCCGACGTTCGGGCGACCGGCATGGTGCGCGACTGCGAATTGCAGCGGGCGA